CTCGATGGTGTTGATGTCGGTGGTCGAGGCGAACGGGACCACGATGGACCACTCCTCCGGGGTGTTGTTCATCCCGTCCCCGGCGTCCTGGGCGTAGCCGTCCCCGAACTGGCAGGAGTTCATGCGCGACTTCACCCGCTTCTTCGACTCGAAGCTGATGTTGGGCATGGTGAGAGAAACGTCCGCCATCATGCGCCCCCGGGGTTCAACAGCCCGTTCGGGCGCATCTCATCGACCAAGGTCTGCCGGATCTTGCCTTCGATGAGGCGGGCCAGGGCCACGCCCCGCTGCCCCTCGCCGTTGGCCTGGCCGGACACCTCCCCGCCGCCACCGACATTGACGACGATGGAGGTGTTCACGGGTCCGCTTTCGCCACCGCCACCTGGGTTGAACATCGCGGCGGCGGTGCCGCCACCGGGCGCCAGCCCGACAGTCTGCGGGCCGGTGTAGCTGATCCCTGTGCCGCCGCCCATTGGGATCGTGTCCCCGATGCCAGCTACAGTCACAGCTTTCGTGCCGAAAAACGCCCCGATCCCGAACTCCAGCAGTTGCGCGAACGCCTTCTGAGCGTACAGCCGCGCCAGCTCCGACAGGATCGAGGACACCAGGTCTTTGAACGAGGCCTTGCCCGTGGTGACGAAGTTGGCGAAGGCCTGCCCCATGCGGTCCGTCACCGTCTGCATGACGATCCCGATGTGCTCCAGCGAGCCGCCGGCCTGCAGCTGCAGCTCGATCCACCGCCGACGGTAGGCCTCCAGGCTCGGGATGGCGCCCGTCTGAAGCATCTGCTGCAGGTGCTGGAGGCCCCGGGCCGTGCGCTCCTCGGGGGTTTCGGTGTCGAGGCCGAGGTTCTGCGCGTCCTCCCGCAGACGAGCCCCCATGGGGTCCTGGGTCTTCTCCGGGACCATCTCGATGGCAGCGAAGGCGGCCTTCCACATCTCCTCACGGAGTTCGATCTGCTTCTTGATGCTCTCGTTCTCGGCGTCGAAGGCGTTTTTTTCCTGCTGAACGGTGGCGATGAACTTGAGCGTCGCATCACTGGCGCCCAGCTTGGCGGCCTTCATCCGCTCGACCAGGTCGGCGTTGACCCCCAGATATTCGCGCTCTTCCTTGTAGCGTTCCACGATGGTGGCGAGTTGCTGGGCGTGCTTCTTCCCCTCGGCCGAGAGGCCGCCCACAGCCACCGTCTGCTTCTTGATCTCGTCAGTGGTCGCCTGGATCTTGGCAACAGTCCCTGCGCCCTCGATGTCCTGCATGATGGCTTCCCACCGTGCCGCGACCGTATCCCCCTGCTGAGAACCGAACATGTCCAGCCCGGTCGCCGCCGCATCTAGCTTGCGAACGCCGCTGGCCCCCATGTTGAAGAGCAGATCCACCTGGGCGATCTTCGCCATGCGCCGGAGGCTGTTCTCAGCCTCAAGGAATGGCGTGGTGAAGTTCTTCATCATCCATGCCGAGAACTGGGCAAAGGTCCCTGCCACAGCCCGTGCCGTGGCATCGATCCCGAAGATCAACAGGGCGATGCCCTGGAGGGTCCGGGCAAGGGCCCCGGTCTCCACGCCGGTCTGTCCAATGGCCACACCGATGGCCCCGACATCCTTGGCGAGCTGCCCGGCGGACCGGACGGCGATAGTAAGGGAATCCACGAACTCTCGGACAGAGCCCTCGTTCTGGCTCGCCCAGGTTTCCAGGCCCGCGGAGATATTCTTGATGCCCTGGGCAAGGTCGAAGACCAGGGCCCGAAGCGCGGGCTGGAACAGCGTCCCGAACTTAACCTTCAAATCGTCGATGTACCGCTGCATGGACAGCATCTGCTTGCCAGCGGTGCCCATCGAGGCATCGTAGGCGCCGGCCTTCTTGGTGGCGTCCTCCATGACGATCTTCTGCCGGATCAGGGCCTTCTCGTGCTGGGTGAGGGTGTCTGCGGTCTTCCCGATCTCGGGCGCCAGGCGCTTGTACCCTGCCTCGAAGTCCACCAGGATGCCCATGGTCTTCAGGATCTCGGTTTCCCCGGACTGGATGCCGCGCACGAGCCGGGTGAACGCCTCCGAAGAGTTGATCCCGGCGATCACCGCGGCGTTCTGGGCAGCTCGGGCCAGATCGGAGGCTCCGACCAGGTTCAGCTGAGCCGACGCCATCATGTTCAACGCCTCACGGGAGGCGATCATGCTGATGCCGGTGGCCTGGAGACTTTTCTGGAACTCATCCATCTGGGCCCGGCTGTAGCCTGCGTTGTTGCCGAGCACGCCCATCACCACGCCCAGGGTCTCGTACCGGGAGGCCAGGGTAACGGCGTCGGTCGCAGCCTTGGCCACGGCGGCGACACCCAAGAGCCCAGCCAGCCCACGCAGGGAGCCCATCATGCCCCCCAGACCTTTCTCCGCCTTGGCGCCCGCCTGCTCCAGTTTGCCTAGCTCCCGGGTCGCGTTCTGGGCCTCCAGCGCGTCCACCCGGATCTTCAGATTCGCAAGATCCGCAGCCATCAGTGGTCCCCCTCGTTCATCACGCGCAGGAAGACCATGTCGAAGGTCTTCAGGAGTCGGACCTCCTCCGGCCACATCACCGTCCCAGTGAGGTCACAGAAGGCCTTGATGTCCACATAGGTCAGGGCCTTGTTCCCGCCGCGCCCCATGCTGCACTCAGCGAACCAGCCGAAGACGTGGGCAGCTTCAAGTGGCATGGGCGGCCCGTCCAGGCCCTCGGGGCGGATGCCGGTGGCGCGCTCCACCTGCTCGAGGTGCGCCCGCGCCGCCGTCCCGTTCTTGTCGGGCCGGTCCAGGCGGAACACATGCTCTGCAGCGGCCACGGCGGCCTCCGTCACTGCCCGAAAAAACGGCTGTTGTCCCTCAGCGCGGCATCGACCTGGTCCCTGAGCCAGCGCAGGTCCGGGTCCATGTAGAGCTCCACCGCCTTCGCGCGGCTGAACTCCAGCGCGCTCCCGTCCAGTTCCAGCCCTTCCCAGCCCAGGGTGCGGGAGGCCAAGGCTTCCACCACCTCGCGCTCGATGGACTCGGAGTCCAGGCCCCGGAACGCCTTGTCGCCCTTGCGCAGCTGCTTGTCCAGCGCAGCGCGTCCGGCCTTCAAGGTCTCCGGGTGAGCCGGTCCAGAGAGGGTGATCGTCGCGCCCAGGGGCTTCCCACTGGCCGGGTGCTCGAGGTCCAGCGTGATCGTGTCCTTCGGGGCGATGGTGCGTAGATCCAACGGCATGGGTTCTCCAGGGGTGGTTCTGGCGGGCCACCACCAAGGAGCAGCCCGCCGGGGGGTCAGGTGTTGTCGCGGGTGATCTTCAGGGCCGTGTCGGTGGCGTGGTACAGCGCCACGAAGGGAAGGTCGATGGCGAGCAGCCCTTCCGTGTTCACGTCCACCTTGCCGCCCGTGTATTTGATGTTCGAGAAGTCGAAGGTGAGGCTCTTCGTTCCGGCCGCAGCGGACACCACGAGACTGGACGCCGTCTCGGCCAGGAACTTGTCCAGGAGGCTGCCATCGGTGAAGAACGCGGTGAGCGTGCCCGTGATCTTCGCCCGCTTGGGCTGCAGGTCGTACAGGCTCGAAGACCCGATGACTTTGGCCTCCTCGAGCTGGTTGTCCAGCGTGAAGTCCAGGGCGGTCACCGTGGCGATGGGGCTGCCGCCCTCGGTGATGGTGCCGGTGAAGGTGTCGTAGGGCAGCCCGGTGGCCGCGGCTGAGGTCGCGCTGAACAGCGTGGTGCCAGCGCGGGCCGCGTCCTGGGCCTTGATGCTGAACTTGCCGGTGACGATCTCGCCCGGCTTGAAGCTGATCTGCATCTTGTCCACCACGCACCCGGTGAACGAGATGTACTGGGCCACGCCGGTGTGGCCGACTTCCATGGTGAAGCTCTTCCGCGTGGACCCGATGAGCAGGTCATTCGTGGACCACGCGGAGAACATCGCGGACTCGAGCAGGTCGTCGTAGGCGGCGTTGGAGTGCTCCACGTCGATGTCGCCGACACCCATCAGGATCCCGTGCCGCAAGTCCGAGGTCTGGCGGTCGTTGCGGATCTCCTTGGACTCGAAGACATCCTTCACGGGGTTCAGCGAGAGACCGGTGTAGCGTGTGAAGATGCCGGTGGGCGTGGTCGGCGTGGTGCCCCAGGTGACCTCCGCGATGCGAAGCAGTTGAGAGTTCGCGCCAACAGGTACGGGCATGGGTGCCTCCTAGGTGTAGATGAAGTAAGGGATGGAGACAGGCACCTGCAGCCAGTCCGCCTCGGGGATCACGGGGCCCTGGCTGGGCACCTCGCACTGCACATCAACGTCGGCTTCGGTCAGCCGCTGGCGCATGAAGTGGTCGGCAATGGCCGCAGCCTTCGACAGCGCAGCGCCAGTGCCCTTGCCTGACGGGCTGAACACGGTCACCTGGTAGATCCCGCGGGTCCTGGCCTGGCCCGATTCCCCGAGGGTCGCCATGTCGGAGCCCGCCGGGATGTTCGCCACACGGGCGTGGATCGTGTTGGCCGGGGCGTCGTAGCGGGTCCCATGGTAGGCCGTCTCAAGGGTTGGCCGGAAGTCCTGCATGCGTGAATCGAGGGCGATCTGGGCGGTCAGCCAGGGCATGCTCACTGGACACCCCCGACGGCCTTGTTCACGATGGCCTGCCACTTCGTCACGGCGATGCGAGCCATGCCTGACGGCGCCTGCTTCGAGGACCCGTACTCCAGCGCCATGATGTAGGGTGCGTTGTTGGCGAGGTAGGCCACCTTGCCGGCCCCGAACGCCTGGACCGCCGGCAGCGCCGCGGTGATGGCGAACCCGCCGGACTTGTCCTTCGTGACCACCAAGCCCGAGGCGGGGGAGCCGATGCTCACCTGCCAGTTCGACCGGGCGTAGCCGGTGTCCACGGGCGTCGCGCGGACGATGTCCGTGGTCAGGTCCAGCAGCACCTTGCGGCAGACCGTGTCGGCCTTGAGGCCGGTCTTGCGGCGGAAGTTGGCGAGATCGGAGGCGAAGCTCACTTCCGCACCTGCAGCTCGTAGACCACCGCGTTCCCGCCCTCGGGGGTCGCCCGGACCCCGCGAATCGTCCAGATGGTCTCGTCCGCCATGGTCAGCTGGTCGCCTTCCTGTGGGATTAGCGTGGTGGCGGAGGCGGCCATCGTCGCGAGGGCGTCGCCAGCGCGCACCAGGTCCGGGCCGAACTTCCGGCCGAGGGTGATCAGATCGCTCGTGTCCATGAAGAGAGGAACGGATGCCGTCTCCACCACGTCCGCGCCTGTGGTGGAGGTGGTCACGTCGTATGCGCCGGGCGTGACCTTGGTCAGCGTCGCGGTCACGTTCCCGTAGGCGTTGAGCACGCTCACGGCCGTGGCCCGGAGCCCGTCGTAGACGCTCACCCGCGCACCAGGGGAACAATGACACCCGGGATGGACGCCAGATAAGGCCGGCACAGAGCCAGCACGGCGGAGGGGATCTTCTTGTGCATCTCGCCCTCGACCTCAAGGCTGCCCAGCTTCACCCGGCGGGCGTAGGTCGGGCCCTGCCCCTGGGTCCAGTCGTTCGAGACCAGCTGGTATGCCATCTCGGCCTGGGCCCGCTTCAGCCAGGTCGGGATGGCGTCATCGTCCACCGCGTAGCCGTCCTGGTCGTAGATGTCAGCACGGGGCCAGGCCAAGGCCTGGGTCTCCTCCGTGCGGTAGCCGCGCCAGCCCAGCGTGTCGAGCACGATGGCGGCCCAGCGGAGGTAGTTGTCCATCACATCGGAGGCCAGCGAGGTCCAGGTCGTGCCCGTGGTCCGGATCGCCAGGTAGGCCGTGGCCTCCGCCTGTGAGGCGTAGCTGTCAGCGGAGGCGCTGCCGGACGTGGTCACGAGGGCCATGGCTTACCCCTCCGCTTCGGCGATAGACGCTTTGAGCTTGTCCACACCCCAACGGGCGAGCGTGGAGGGTGCCGCGACGCCGAGTTCTCCCGCCTTGGCCACCAGCTCGGCTTTGCTGATGGCTTCGGCGGCCGTGGTGAGGGGGGCGGGCGGAGGATCCGCTGGCGCCTCCCTCACCACCAGGCCGAGGGCCAGCTGCTCCCGCGCATCGATGGGGTGCAGCTGGACAGGGTTGCCGGTTTCGACCGAGTAGACCGTGATCATCAGTAGTCGCCGAGGTTGATCCAGTGGATGGTGATGGAGCCCGTGACATTCAAGGTTCCGTCCCCGTCGATGTCGGTGTTGGTCTCGAAGCCGACATTCAGGAAGGCGTCCTTGGACGTGGAGGTCCCGTCGAAGTGCGTGGTGGCAGCCAACGCGCCGCCCGAGGCCGTGGTGTAGGCGGTGACCGCGCCGTCCAGCACCTTGGTGATCTTCGGCAGCAGGTCCACCATCGTGGTCGCCAGGGTGATGTTCGAGGCGGCCGCGGTGCCAACAGCCCACGTCAGGGACGCGGAGTTGTTGATGGTGGTGTCCCGGTCGGTGGTCACGGCCCAGGCGAGCGAGGCCGTGGATCCGAGGATCAGGATGCGGCCGGCCGGGAAGTCGTAGAGCTGCTTGCTGGCGTAGGCCAGCGCATCCGTCACCGCGAGAGGGAAGGCGGAGAACGTGAAGGTGGTCCGGTGGAGAACGCCATCCCCGGCCTCGGTGACCGTGAGGCCCCCGAGCTGCAGGGTGGCGTTCGGGGCCAGGCCGGCACCGTCGTCAGCGGAGAGCAGGGTCACCCTCCGCGGACGGCGACGGTTCGAGGTCTCGATGTAGCCATCGATGGTGTGGGTGGTCATGGCTACACGTTCTTGGCCACGAACGCGGTGTAGTTGATGCCGGTGGCGACGGTGCCGGCCACGCGGGTGTAGATGCGGACGTAGCGGTAGACCGTGCCGTTCTGCTCGTTGGTGAAGGGCAGGACGAAGCGGCCGGTGCCGGTGTCAGCGTCCGCAGGGGCCGCAGCGTTGCCGTGCTCCTGCATGGCGAGGGTGACCGAGCCGCTGGTCATGGCGGCCACGTTGGAGCCTTCGAGGCAGATGGTGTAGATCTCGTCCGTGGACGCGACTTC